TGTTATGATTGTAGGTGAGAGTGAACTTGAAGAGTAGAAAAGTGAATCTGCCGGAACTGGTTGGGAAAGGATACAGAGATTTTTGGAACTTCAAGGGAAGGTACAAGGTCGTAAAAGGATCAAGAGCAAGTAAGAAAAGTAAGACAACGGCATTATGGATAGTCTACAATATGATGAAATACAGAAATGCAAATACTCTTGTTGTACGTAAGGTGTACAGGACTTTGAAAGACAGTTGTTATTCAGATTTAAAATGGGCAATACATAGATTGAAGGTTCAAGACTATTGGGAGTTAAAAGAAAGTCCACTTGAAATAACATATAAACCTACTGGGCAAAAGATTTTATTTAGAGGTTTCGATGATCCATTAAAAATCACATCTATTTCAGTTTCAGTTGGACAATTATGTTTTTGTTGGGTAGAGGAAGCATATGAGTTGACAGATGAAGTAGCGTTTAATATGCTAGATGAGAGTATAAGAGGTATAGTTGAAGAACCATTATTTAAACAAATAATCATTAGCTTCAATCCTTGGAATGAGAGGCACTGGCTTAAAGCTAGATTTTTTGATAGAAAAGATAAAAATATTTTAGCTCTTACAACTAATTACCTGTGTAATGAGTGGCTTGACGAATCTGATAAAAAGCTATTTGAAGATATGAAAAAGAATAATCCTAGGCGTTATCAAGTGGCTGGCTTAGGCGAGTGGGGAATTGTTGAAGGGCTTGTTTATGAGAACTGGGAAGAAAAAGAATTTGATGTCAATGAAATTTCAAAACGTAAAGGTGTGAAATCAGCTTTCGGACTAGACTTTGGGTATACCAATGATCCGTCAGCATTTTTCTGTGGGCTGATTGATGTAGCAAATAAGGAAATTTATGTGTTTGACGAGATTTATAAAAACGCAATGAAAAACCGTCAAATCGCTGAAGAGATTATCAGAAAAGGCTATGGAAAAGAAAAAATTGTGGCAGATAGTCAAGAGCCTAAGTCAATTGACGAACTTTATGATTTGGGATTGAAAGGCATAAGAAAATCAAGAAAAGGTAGGGACAGTATTAATAACGGAGTTCAATATATTCAGGATTATAAAATTATCATTCATCCCAGATGTGTGAATTTCATAACCGAAATATCAAACTATATGTGGGATAAGGACAAGTTTGACAATCCAGTCAATAAGCCTGTGGACGATTTTAACCATTTAATGGACGCAATGAGATACGCTTTGGAAAGCTACTCAAAAGGCCCTACATTTTCTTTTGATTAAGGAGTAAGGAATGTTTGAATTTATCAAAAAATTGTTTAGGAGAAAAGATAAGATGGGAGAACAGAATATCAATCTTAGTGAAGTTGAGAGTATCATAATGTGGCATTTTGCAAGCCAGAAATACAGGGAGATGAAAGACGGAAACAACTATTATCGTGGAAGGCACGACATCCTTTCAAGGCAGAGAACGGCAATTGGGGAAGACGGTAAATTAACAGTAGTTCATAACTTACCAAATAATAGAATTGTTGATAACCAGTATAAAAAACTGGTTAAGCAGAAAGTGAATTACGTAATTTCTAAAACTCCAAGTATTAAAAGTGAAAACCAGAATTACGATAATAAATTGAATGAACTGTTTGATAAAAATTTTCTTAAAACATTGAAAAGAGTAACCACTGATGTCTATAACAATGGACTTGGGTGGTTATTTTTGTATGTGGATGAAATGGGAAATTTAAAATTTAAGAGGCTAAATTCGGTTGAGGTTATTCCTGTGTGGCTTGACAACGATCATGAGGAACTGGATTACGCAATAAGAGTGTACAGCCGAGAACTTTATAAAAATGGGACGTATAATACTGAAAATTACGTTGAGATTTACAGAAAGTCTGGAGTTGAGTATTACAAAATGAACAATACAAAACTTACAGCAGTTGAGAAGAAGGCGTACCTGAGTGTTAATGACAAGCCATATAATTGGCAAAAAATACCGCTTATATGCTTCAAAGCCGACGAGCTGGAACAACCCTTGCTTAAAAGAGTAAAATCACTGCAGGACGCGCTAAACGCACTTATAAGTGATTTTATGAATAACATGCAGGAAGACAGCAGAAATACAATTTTAATTATTAAAAATTATGACGGTGAAAACTTGGACGAGTTCAGAAAAAATCTTTCCACATTTGGAGCTGTTAAAGTGAGAGAGGATGGAGATGTATCAAGTTTACATGTTGAAGTGAATGCGGGAAACTATGAAAGCATTGTGAAACTGCTGAAGAAAACCATAATTGAAAATGGCGGAGGATTTGACAGCAAAGCTGATACGCTTGGGAATAATCCAAATCAACTTAACATACGTTCGATGTATTCGGATATAGATTTAGAGGCAAATGATTTTGAAACTGAGTTTCAGGCAAGTTTTGAGGAAATGGTATGGTTTGTAGCAAATCATTTGAAGAACACAGGGCAGGGTGACTTCATAAAGGAAAAAGTGGAGGTTGTGTTAAATAGAGATATACTTGTGAATGAAAGCCAAGCAATTTCGGACATTAGAAATTCGGTAGGAATAATTTCGGAGGAAACACTTGTTGCACAGCACCCTTGGGTAACTGATGTTCAGGAAGAGCTTACAAGAATTAAGAAAGAAAAATCAGAACAGCAGATGCAGGAACAGACTGATTACGCTAATTTTGATGACGGCAAACATAATCACAACGGTGATTTAAATGAGTGATTATTGGAAAGATAGATTTGTTGAGGAGGAAAGACGAGTTAATCAAATGGCCGTCAAAGAGATAAAGAAGCAGCAAGGTGAGTACGATAAATCAATCACTAGGATAAACCGGGATATTGAAATCTGGTACAACAGGATTGCTAAAAATAACGATGTAACATTGGCAAATGCAAAGGAAATGCTCAACAAGAAGGAACGTGAAGAGTTCAAATGGAGTGTAGAAGAGTATATCAAAAAAGGTTCAGGAAAAGATAGTTTGAAGTTTGCAAAAGAACTTGAAAATACAAGTGCCAAGTACCATATAGAGAGATTAGAAGCTATGAAACTTCAAGTGCGTGCTGAAATTGAAAAGTTATACAATGATAACGGCAATGGATTTAAAAATTATCTAGGTAACTTATACGAGGATCAATACAACCATACGTTTTTTGAAATCGCAAAAGGTACTAGTATGGGAATTGATTCAAATATGTATAAACTGAATGATAAATTAGTAAATATTGTTATTTCTAACCCTTGGGCTTCAGACGGAAAACATTTTTCAGACAGGATCTGGGAAGATAAAGAAAAACTTCTGAATACTTTACATACAGAAATGACGCAGGCTTTTATTCGTGGGGACAAACTTGATACCTTAATAGAAAAAGTTGTTAAAAGAATGAATACAAGCAGAAGCAACGTGGCAAGGCTTGTCTATACTGAAAGTGCCGCCTATGCTTCTAAAGCTAGAATTAAGACTTATGAAGATTTGAATATTGAACGTTATGAAATTGTAGCTACTCTTGACAGTAGGACTTCTGAGATTTGCCAGGGGCTTGACGGTAAAGTGTTCGAGTTTAAGGATTACGAGATTGGCACAACTGCTCCGCCATTTCACGTTAATTGTAGGACAACAACTGCTCCGTATTTTGAAGATGAGGAAGAAGGGGAACGTGCTGCAAAAGATAAGGACGGAAAAACTTATTATGTGCCAACCGATATGACCTATAAAGAGTGGAAAAGCAAGTACGCTATTGGAAGTTCAGAAAATAAAACTGTAAAAGTTCCTGAAGGAAGATACAGATTACTTGGAAATATTAAAGATTCAAGGTATAATAGTGTAGAAGAGCTTTTGCAAAAATATGAAGAAAAAATAGTTAAAAACACCTATGAAAGTGCAATGGTTGTAACTGAGCGTGGAGAAATATACGTTATAAAAGGAGATACAGGTTCGTTACCTACGCAAAGAATCGACTTAATACGCTTTGAGAACGCTTCTATAACTCACAATCACCCAAAAGGAAGACACGAATGGGGATTCAGTGGTGGAGATTTTGACACTTTCAGAAATGGTAAGTTCAGGTATATGAGAGCGATTGATGAAAAATATGTGCATGAACTGTCAAAAGATATGTTTGAAATGGATATGACGAATTTTGACGATGACATTCAAAAACTTCGAGAATCAGACTTTGAAGAAGTTGCACAGATTTTACAAAAACTAAATGCAAAAGATAAAAACCTGAAGTATAGGAGAAGAAAACATGTTATCAAGAGAACATAGGTTGTATAAGGCATTTAAACAAATGAGAGATAAAGAAAAAGAGTATCAGAGAAAAAGAGATGAAATGGGATGGAGAGGACTGGATGGGCCTTTTTCGGAGGAAGAGCGAGAGCTTCACAAAGAATTTTTTGAGTTTATGAAAAAGGTTTTGAAAGAAGAAAAAGACTTAAATTTTAAACTTTCAGATTTATGGGAAATGTATGAGAAAGACAATCAAAAAAAAGCTAATCACGGTTATTAATTTAATCGTGATTTTTTTTGTTTAAGGAGGAAAAATGATAACACTTAATATCTATCATAGCGACGGAAACTACATGGGTGTTAAATATGAAAAAACATTGAAGAAATTTATTAAGGAAGCTGATAAAGGTAAAAATGTAAAGTTAATAAGCGGAAACAGAGAATGGTATATAAATACGGCTTTAATACTAGCGTTTGAGGAGGTAAAGGGAAAATGAAAATATTTATAAGTCAACCGATGAGAAATAAGAGCCACGCTAACATAGAGCAGGAAAGAGAAGAGATAGTTAGCCGATTGAAAGAAGAATATGGGGAAATAGAGATTATAGACTCAGTTTTTCCGATGATAACAGGTAAAAGAAATAGTTCCTTGCGATACTTAGCGAAGTCTCTGGAATTAATGTGTGATGCAGATATAGTAGTTTTTGCACAAGGCTATGAATACGCTAGAGGGTGTAAAATTGAATATGAATGTGCTGTTAATTATGGACTAGCAGTAAAAATTTTATAAAAAAATCGCCTTTTTAGAATTTGCAGGCGTAAAAGAACAAATCAGAAAAAATAATCTCGTTGGCATACAACGTAAAAAATGAATAGGAGTGAATAGATTATGAATAAAGAAAATCTGTTGAAATTAGGTCTGTCAGAAGAGCAGGCAGAAAAGGTGCTGTCAGCAAATGCAGAACAGTTGAAAGGATTTATTCCAAAATCAAGATTTGATGAGGTAAATAATACCAAAAAACAGCTGGAAAAGGATTTGAAGGACAGGGATATGCAGCTTGAGAATTTAAAAAATAGTTCTGGAGATGTGGAAACAATGAAACAGACTATTGAAAATTTGCAAAGGGACAATAAGGCTGCAAAAGATAATTTTGAAGCTGAACTTGCTAAATTTAAATTGGAAAGTGCAATTGACACTACTTTGCTAAGTTCAAATGTGATTAATGCTAAAGCGGTTAAGGCTTTGCTTGATATGGGTAAAATCAAACTGGATGGCGAAGTTCTGATTGGCATTAATGAACAGATAGAGGCTTTGAAAACTGCTGAAGACAGCAAGATGCTATTTAAAACGGAAGAACCAAAACCGAAGGAACCTAACTTTTCAGGAGTTAAACCTGGAGAAGGGAATACAGGTACAGAAGGTGCAAACCAAACAAAATCATTAGGAGACGCCATAATGGCAAGACTGATGGCAAATAAAAATGAATAATAGGAGGTGGCTTATATGCCAATAACATTAGCAGAAGCTAAAAAGAACGTACAGGATGATTTGCAGATTGGAGTAATCGATGAATTTGCAAAAAGTAATTTTATTATGAGTAACATACCATTTGACAACGTGGTATCACCTACTGGTGGAGGAACTACAATGACTTATGGTTATACAAGGTTGAAAACTCAACCAACTGCAGCTTTCAGGGAAGTCAATCAGGAATACACACCTGCGGAAGTTTCTAAAGAAAGACACAATGTTGATTTAAAGATATTTGGAGGATCATTTCAAATAGATAGGGTTATCGCAGACATGGGCGGAATTGTTTCAGAGGTTCAACTGCAAATGACTCAGAAAATCAAAGCCGCGTCAGCATTATTTAACGACACAGTTATTAATGGGGATTCAGGAGTAAATGCAAAAGCGTTTGATGGATTAGAAAAAGCGGTTACGGGAAGTACAACTGAATTTATCCCGACAGCGGCAATTGATTTGTCAGATTCAACAGCAGTGGACACAAATTATAAATTGTTTTTAGATTTACTGGATGAATTTTTAATGGGGTTAGATGGAACACCGTCAATGCTAGCTGGAAATACAAAACTGATTGCTAGATTAAGAGCCTGTGCGAGACGTTCGGCTCAATATACTGTTACAATGAATGAATTTGGACAACAGGTTGAAAAATACGGAGCAATCCCATTTGTTGATTTGGGTACTAAAGCAGGAACTAATGACCCGGTTTCAATAATAAATGGACAAGGGGAAACTTCTTTATACGCTGTAAGATTTGGTATGGATGGATTCCACGGAGTTGCACCTACAGGAAACGCTTTAATCAAATCTTGGTTACCAGATTATAAAACGGCAGGCGCAGTAAAAACAGGTGAAGTGGAAATGGTTGCAGCAGTTGCGTTAAAAGCTACGAAAGCCGCAGGAATTTTCAGAAAAATCAAGGTTAAATAGGAGGATTTTGTATGGCTGTTAAAATATACGCACCCAATGAAGAATATTCAGGAAGTAGTGCTGGAGTAACTTTTGTAAATGGAGTCGGAGAAACAGATAACCTGTATTTGATCGAGTGGTTTAAGGATCATGGATACAAAGTGGACGAAGAAAGTATTGATTCTGAAGAAAAAACTAAGAAAACTAAAAAATAGGTGGTAGTTATGGATTATATCACAGACATCAAGGAAGATGTTAAAAAATATTTAAAGTCGCTAGGTTATGAAGTTGTAGATGGCGACTTATTTCTATTGGATAACTCCATTCAGACTGTGAAATATCAAATTGGTAATAAAACTAATCAAAAGAAAGTTCCTGAAGGGCTGAAGTATGTATGGATAAACAGAAGTGTGGCGGAGTTTTTAAATTTTAAATTGAAAATGAATCAGCTTGATATTCCGAGTTTAAATTTCAACCGTATAGCGAAAGAGATAAGTGAAGGAAAAACTAAAGTAGTTTTCGATGATACTAAAAGCACAGGAGATAAATTTGAAGTATATTTAATGAACCTTTTAAATTATGGAGAAGAAGAAATACTAAGATTTAGGAGGTTGGTATGGTAAGTAATACTTTAAAAAGTGCAAAAGATGCAATAAAGTCTATGTGGAATGGGCTGTGTACGATTTATAAAAATGAGAAATCTAAAAATAAGTATGGTATAGTGACTTTTGAAAAAGTAGAAATATATAAAGATGAACCTTGTCATTTAAGTTTTGAAAATGTTAGCCAAGTAGATCAAACGGAATTAGGAGCGAATGTGTCTCAAGTTGTCACTCTTTTCATTTCCCCTGAAGTTTATGTTCCTCCAGGGAGTATGATTGAAGTAACTCAAAACAATGTGACAAGAACATATAAACACAGT